AATTGTATGCGTTAATGGGTGCTGTAAATACTATCCGACAGTTCAAACCTGTCATTTCCTGTGAACGTGGTAACGACCTGATACTTGACTTCTTAAAACAATTCGGTTATAGTGTCGTGGATCATACTATCGCAGACACAATTTATAAGGTGGTTCCTAATGAGTAATTTCGATGATGTAAAGGCTTTCATGAAGGCATTCAAACAGCCTGTTGCTGAAAAAGCTGCTTTTCCTGATTATAAAATAGTTGATTTACGCTATGACCTTATTCAAGAAGAAGTGTTTGAGCTTTCTGAAGCCATTGATCATGCGGATATCGTTGGTGTTGCTGATGCTCTTGCTGACATTTTGTATGTCACTTATGGCGCAGCTGCTTCGTTTGGTATTGACCTGGACGCTTGCTTTAAGGAAGTGCACAGAAGCAATATGTCGAAGCTTGATGCCAATGGTCAACCTATTTACCGTGAAGATGGTAAAGTCCTGAAGTCTGAGTTGTACAGTAAGCCAGACTTGTCACCTATCCTATTCAAGGAATAATATGAAAATCTTACTGTTGGATATTGAAACCGCGCCAAACCTTGCCTATGTGTGGGGTCTTTGGGATCAGAACATTATCATAGACAACATTGTCGAGAGTGGATACACGATGTGTTGGGCTGCGAAGTGGTTGGGTGAACCCGCCAAGAACATGCACTTCGAGAGCATCCTGGGTCAATCCCGTGCCGAAATGTTGAAACCAATTTACGATCTTCTCGATGAAGCCGATGTGGTTGTTCACTACAATGGTAGGAAATTCGACATGCCAAACTTGAACAAAGAGTTTGTCAAGCAAGAGTGGACACCACCAAGCCCATACAAGCAATTGGATCTTTTGAGTACGGTTCGCCGTCAATTCAAGTTCCCAAGCAACAAGCTTGATTTCGTTTGCCGTGAATTAGGTCTTGGGCAGAAACATCACCACAAGGGCATGAAGCTCTGGCACGAGTGTATGGCTGGTGATCAGAAATCCTGGAAGACGATGAAGACCTACAACAAGCAAGACGTTGTGCTTCTTGAGCAGTTGTATCATCGCTTGCTTCCTTGGATCGATGATCATCCGAACCGTAGCACATCTGGCGAAATCAACTGCCCAATTTGTGGCTCTTATGATTTCCAACACCGTGGTCCATATCACGCCAAGACACGTTCTTATCAGCGTTATCGTTGTGTCAAAGGTCATTGGTTCAAAGGCGATATTATTAAGAGTTCCCGTAAAATCACAACACCATTAGCTATCAACTGAGGATATTATGGCAAAAGCAAAACCAGCAGAAGGCGATCTTGAATCAAAAGACTTTGGTTCTGGTGCTCGTTTCAACTCAAATAAAACTCGTTATGACTTAGTTCCAACGCATTTGTTGAAATCTACAGCCGATGTGTTTGCTTATGGTGCAGAAAAATATGTGCCGTGGAATTGGGCAAAGTGTGCAAAAATGAGTCAGTACATTGCTTCTGCTAAAAGACATCTGGCTGCGATTGAAATGGGTGAAGACAATGACCCCGAATCAGGTCTTCCACATCGCGGTCACTTGATGTGCAACTTGCTTATGATCGAACAGTTGCACAATGTGATTGAAGCGAACCCAGAACTGGCAGAGCTTGATGATCGCCCCCACAAATGGTTTAAAGGTCAAAAATACTGATGAAAAAAGATTTGTATAAAATGGAAGATAACATCATGAACGTGTGGCGTTGCGTTGATGATATGAAGCTGTTGAGCGAAAGTGATATGGGTGCAGAAGATCTCAAAAGCGCATTAAAGGGATTGAGCACCATCACTAACTTAAAATGTGTTGATTTGTGGCATTCTTATGAAAATGCATTAAAACAAAATGTAAAGGATAAAAATGAAAATTGAAATTCCTTGTGAAGCTGTCGAACAGATTTTATTTAATTCTATTATTGAAACATTTGAATCTTTCATGCAACCAAGCGCAGATCATGCTGTTTTGGGATTGACTATTGATCAGATGGATAACATTTTGGCTGGTGCTATGAACTACTCCAAATGGGTTTGTTCTCGTACCGAACAAAAAATTATCATGGAACGTTGGCTTGCCTGGACCAACTACAAAGCCATTTTGGAAGATGATTAATTGTATAAATACTTACTTCCATAAGAGGAAAACAGGAATCGATGGAAGGTACAGAAAAGCGTTACACCTTAACATCCCAAAGAATGCAGCCTAACCCTGCATATATGCGAGAAACCCCATATGGGGATTGGGTCAAGTACGAAACGTATCTTGAACTCTTTACTCGCTACAACGAGCTTGTAGAGCTGACCGACTCTAACAAGCGTTAATCAAATCGGACAATTGCAATAAGTCTGGTTTATCAATACCCCTGATGAGGTTGTATACTCATCACCCAAAGTAAAGGTAACCAAATGAAAACAATCAATGTAATCATTTTGCTGGCAGCAATGCTGGTTAGTAGTAAAACACTCGCTCAATGTGCTGACAACAGCTGTACGTTTGCATACGATATTGAGCAGCCCGTAGTTCAAGAATCAAAATATACTCAGACGGATCTTGACTGCTTATACAAAGCGGTGTATAATGAGACAGGTGGAAATGAAAGCCAAGGTGCATCGATGGTCGTAGCAACGATCCTCAATCGCAAACATAGTCCTTTATTTCCAAAGAATGTCTGTGCGGTGGTTTATCAAAAGGCTCAGTTCACCAATGTAACAAAGGTGAATCCAAATAAGATAACACCCAAGACAAAGGACGTTGTTCACAAGGCAGTGGAAATGTATGAAAAGGGGCTGCTCAACACGAGCGTTCTTTTCTTCCATGCTGATTATGTGCGACCATCCTGGTCGTACAAAAAGAAACGAGTAACGAAAATCGGCAATCACATTTTTTATAGATAATTATGTTAATCAAATCGGTCAAAGATCCTGAGCAGTTCCATCGTGAAATAGAAGAAAGGGTATCCAAAGGAATGGAGTACCTTGAAGCAATCGTTTCATATTGTGAGGACAACGGACTTGAAATTGAGTCCGTTGTTTCTCTCATGAAGCAAGGAAGCATCCTACGTGCCAAGCTTCAACATGAAGCCGAAGGCTTGAATTTAATTGAGAAGTCTGCTATACTACCCATATGAATTTTGGAGCAATGTCTTTCGTGACCCCGTTTGAAGCCTACACAAAGTATCTTGCATATCGCAGTCACTTCACCCAGGACTCGTATGATATTTTGAAATACAACGGAAAGGTCAACGCAACAACCAATTCGTTTGAAACACGAAAAGATAAGTTCTTTTTTCATAAGCTGTCCAAACATAAAGATGTTGATGGATTTTTAATTTCTCATATGCTTGTCGGTAATCCACACAAGAAGTGGATTCGTGATATGATTCATGATGAAGAAGATCATCACTACTATGCTGAATGGCTAAAGCGTAAGCAATCGCTCACCTATCTGTTTCAGACAGAGATAGAGCAGCTTGATGATGATTACAACAGCAACATTACCATCCCTAAAGATGGTGGTATGCCTAAACTCTATAAGTTAATTCTACGAAACAAGATCTCACCTGAAACTGTTATCGTGCTAAATACTTTGAGTCCATTTTTTGGTTACTGGTCTGCAAATAACCTTGACCAATATGTGTGGGGTGACATTCGAAAGAAGTACGAGAAGTACACCCCATTCGTTGAGTTTGATCGTAATAAATTTCGTTCAATACTCTTAGAAAGATTCTCTCATTCCAATTCATCGGATGAGAAATAGGCTGTGCTGTGCCTTAAATCAGCGTTCAACTACTACAAAGGAAAACACAACTATGTCTTTTAATAAACTTAAACAATCCTCAGACGATTTCGAAAAACTTAATAGCCAACTGCAAAAAATGTCTTCTGCTGAACAGGGTAGCTTTGACGAGCGATTCTGGAAGCCTGAAGTCGATAAGGCTGGTAACGGTTATGCTGTAATCCGTTTCCTTCCAGCCCCTGATGGTGAAGATGTTCCGTTTGTTCGTTATTATGATCACGCTTTCCAAGGACCAGGTGGTGCTTGGTACATTGAGAACTCTCTCACAACTCTTGGTCAACAAGATCCTGTTTCCGAATACAATTCCAATCTCTGGAACACTGGTATCGAATCCAACAAACAGATCGCTCGTAATCAGAAACGCAATCTGCGTTACATTTCGAACATCTATGTTGTAAACGACCCAGCACATCCTGAGAACAATGGTAAAGTCTTCCTGTTCCGTTATGGCAAGAAGATCTTCGAGAAACTCAACGATGCCATGAATCCGAAGTTCCCTGATGATCCGAAGATCAATCCATTCAACATGTGGAGTGGTGCTAACTTCAAGTTGAAGATTACCAAGGATGATGGATACCGCAGCTATGCCAAATCTGAATTTGATTCGCCTAAGCCTCTCAAAGACGATGATGCAGAACTGGAAGCAATCTACAACCAGGAATTTGGTCTCCAGGAGTTTATCGCTCCTAGCAAGTTCAAGTCGTATGACGAACTGAAAGCCAAATTTCTGCGTGTGATCGGCGGTGAAGCACCAGCTGATAAACCGCTTGGTGATAACGGATTTGCTACTCCGAAGCCTCAGAAGACCGCAGAAGCCAAAGCAGCACCCACTGCTGACTTCAGCGCCGATGATGCGTCAAGTGATGATTTCTTCAAAGAACTGATGAAAGGCGAGTAATAAACTAAGCCCCCGAAAGGGGGCTTTTTCATTTGAGTATCGAGTCTATAGTTAATGATATCGGACTATTTGAAGCTGGAATCAAATCAAATACGCTCCGACTTTCTTCATTTTTTTTAGGTGATATTAGTGCTGCTGCTGCTATTTTTAGTCCTTCAGATAATGAATCAAGAAACATATCATCATCGTCTTTTTCTTCTGTAGCCATTGACATTTTGTTAAGATCATTTCCAACGTTTACGTCTTTCATAAATTATCCTTTCAATATTTGATCTGGCGTAACAGTACCGATTATAGCGGGGGTCTTTTTTGGTTCTGGTTCAGGACCAGATTCTGATTTATTGATAACGGTTATCATATTTTGTGCTATGTTGGCTCTGACTTTATCTTCTGATTTTTCAACTTGTTCGTTTGATTTTATTAATTGATTACCAGTTGAAGGTGTATTTGCCATTACTTGTTCTTTTGTATCACCCCACAAACCAGGAAATTCTTTTCTGTTTTCTTCGTTATCTTCCAGTAAAGCTTTGAAATATATTTCAACACCAGCTTCATGTAATTTTTGTGATTCTTCTGAAGATAATCCTGGTTCAGGATCCCGACCACCAAAAGTTGTTGCTAAGTCAACAACTTTTCCATCTGGAAAATAATACGCATCATCTGTTTTTACTAGTTGACCAGATGTTATTGCTTTTTCTCTTGAAACAATTGAACTCTCTACTTTTGTTATCTCTTGTTTTGGTGTTTTGATCTTTTGATCCGCCATATCATTTAACGGCATTACTTCTGTTTGTTGATCTTTTTTCTCTACATCTTCACCTGGTGCTTCTTGTGGTGGTTTTTCTGAAATAGCGTTATTTGAATTCTCTGTTTCTTTTTCATCGCTCATTTCTGATGTGCCAGAGCCTTCACTTGATTCTTCACTGCCTTCTTGATTACCACCTTCACTTGCTGTTTCAGCACTGCTTGGATTTTCACTATCTGAAAATAAATCAGTTAAAACACTGGCACCAAAGATACCAGCAAGAGCTACTCCAAGAGCAGCCCTGGCAGAAGAACCGATATCTGCAACTGATGTTTTATTAGAATTCATACCATCTAACAACTTTTCGACATTGAACTTCATCATTTCAACTTTATCTTCAAGAGATCTGATCAACATTGATGGGTCGTTGTTAGAATTTTTATTCTTTTTATCTTTTAAGTTTTTTACTTCTTCTTCAGATTCCAGAATTTGAATTTGAATTTGTTGTTCTTCTATAGCACTTTGAGTTGTTGACATCATGCTATCTGTAACATCAATAATTTTTTGTATGCTATTGTCTATTGAAATTAATGAATCATTAAAATCTATTTTTAAATCGTTTACTTTATCATCTAATCTATCAACTTGAGCTTGTATGTCACCCATTTGTTGAGCTTGTTGATCTGCAATTTGTGACATTGTTGTGCTTACATCAAACATACTAGCCATTATGCCACCATACTATTTTTTAGATTTATTGCTGGAATTAAATCTGGCTTATTTGATGAGCTTGCGTTTTGTTGTTTTGGTGCAGATCCATTGATCATACTGACCATGTTTGACGTGCTTTGCATTTTATTTCTCTTAACATCCTGTGAAGATGTTAACAAGTTTTGTCCAGAATCTGATTTCTTTTCACCAAGCGAAGCATTAGTTTGTACTGGTTCTTTTTTGGATGAATTTTGCGCAGCACCAGGTTGAATTTTTGTTGCATCTGAATCAGGAGCTTTAGTTCCCATCTTACCTTCAAGAGGAACTACTATACCTTCACGAAACCCTTCTTGCTTTTCCATTGTTTGAATAAGCGTGTTTCTCTGAGCTTCAGACAGTGAAGACAATTTCGTGCTTTCTGGCATACCTAAAGCTTTAGTCATAGCAGCAGCATAGGCATCTGGGTTACCACCCTTTGATTTTGGTGCATAGTTTTCAGCCAAGAATCTGATATCTTTGTTGAGATACATATTTTTTGGTCCAAATAACAAAGTTTGTCTTGCCTTTCGTCCCATTTCCAGTGTTGGAAATACTGCTGTTGGGTTTCCATCCCCAGCAATTGTGAAACCAATAGCACCCATTTTTTCGGCAAATTTGCCTTTTTCGAATACAATATTTCCTGGGTTATTGTTTCTCCAGGAAATAGTGCCACCAACTTTTTTGTACTCTCCGTAGTTGGTTCCAAGATTTTTATTGATTACGCTTGCATTTGGGTCACCTGAGATCGATAAGTTTCCACCGTTACCTGTACCAGCTGGTAAATTTTCACCACCGCCACCACCGCCACCGCCAGCATCGCCTTCTGGTAATCCAAGTTGTGCTGCGGTAACAACTCCTATGGCTATCAGAGTTCCTATCACCCATTTTGGCATACCTTTTATGGTATCCAGGAAAGAATCTGTATCTTCTGGTCGTATTTTAACTATATCTAAACTAAGCTCATCTATGAACTCTGACAGTTTTTCTAATGATTTTTCAACATTAACATCGGATTCTTCTTCTTCAGCAAGCAAAAACTTTTCTTCTAGAATAGCTTCTCTGCTACGAGTTTCGTCTTTCTGTTGTTCCAGGACACTAGAAAGTTGATTTAAAGTTTGCTTACTGTTTTCAAGAACAGATTCAATTGAGTTCGTCAGTGTTGCTAATCTATCAGAAAACGAAGAAGAAAAATCATTTATTTTGCTATCTAAATTTTGAACAGCAGAAACTATATCACCCCCATTTTGTGATTGGGGTTGCTGATTTTGTTCAACTTCTTCCTTTTGTTCATCCATATAGGTCTGAACCATGAAGTTGCTAACATCAGGAAAAGATTGTGCTGGTTGAATTTCCATTTATTCTTGCTGTTTTTTAAGTTTTTCTTCTAGATATATTTTTAACATATCAACATAAAGATCTCGTTCAAATGGTATCATATTTTCTAACTCTGTTATTGAATACTTGTGATGCTGAGCCATAGCGAATATTACGGTGTAATAATTCGACAGAGTGTTGTGACTCAAGCAAACGAAAAAAAATCCTTTAAGCCCTCAAGTTTTACTTCTTTTTCTTCGTCAGCAGAATTGACATATTTGATTGAAGACACCACTTTTGGCATAGTTTCAAAAAACAATCTTATCTTTTTCATGGTTAGCACATCTAGACTATCCAACCAATCAGAAACTTCATTTTCATCATGATCAGCAACGATAATGACGTTATCACCAGAATAAATCTTATCAATAGATCTCACCAGGATTTTAGATGCTTTGTCACCATCATCTTTCATTTTCATAATACTATCAATATCGTCAAAGTTTGGATATTTCAGCAGAAGACCAACCGTGTCATTAACCTCGATCTTTGGGCTTGCGCAGCCCTCAAACGAGACTTCAACATCATCCAGGTCAGACTCTACCTCGTATTTTTTACCATCGTCAGAATCGGTTACAAGCAGATTTACGATGTTGTTGATAGAACGAGCACGAATCTTTATGAAAATGTATTCCACATCAAAAGTCGGCAGTTTACTAACATCAGTATCGTCTAATACACAATTCTGAACCACTTGTTTAATTGCCAATACTTGTTGGCTCAAACCAGATTGTTTAGCCATTAGAAGAATTTTTTCTTCTTTGACCAGCATCATACGAAGTTTTATTTTCTTACCTGTTGATGGTACTTGAACCTCAAAGGTAGGGTATTCAATTTTAGGCAGCATATTATTTCCTCATTATCTTCCAAAAAGGGTAGAACCCAGGGATTGTAAAGCATTTGTAAATCCAACAAGTCTGTCGATCTTACCAAACAGACGATCACTTTTCGATTCAATTCTGAAGCTATCTGAACCGAGGTAATGATAAACTATATCTCTATAGTGCATACGAACAACTAATTTTGCCAGCTTATCTCTATCATTCCAATTCAAATCGATTGCTGTAATTGCTGTTGGAAAAGCTTCAGTTAACTCAACAGTTTTAATTCTTTCCGCAGTCTCATCAAATACATTTATCAATACGGTTGTGGTATAATTGCTTTTGTAATTTGCAAAATAAGGTCTTCTATTTGATACCAAGACACCATCAGATATTTTTGATACATAGTCCATAGATCTAACTCTAGAATAATCTACGATTCCAAGAGTCCACTCTTCAAAAAAATCAGCTACGAATTTTTGATCTAAAACGAATTCTAGACTTATATCACCCAACGTAGCGTTTGAAATGATTCTTTCTGAGAGACCATATCCGTATTTTTGAATGTCTTTGCCAACCAGAGTTACGCCAGGAATGGAAGCAGCACTACAACGTAATGACAGTATTTCAGTTCTTTCTGGGTTCTTACTTCTGGCTTTCATACACGGGGGCATAGAGATCATGACATTGAAGAGATTGGTCTTCATGACCCCTCTCTTGTTGATCTCCGACATAAATTCGCTTATTCTGAAGGTTGCCATTTTGTTTACCTGTAAATGAAGTTTCCTGGTGAGTCAAAAGCTTCTTCCCACATTGCTCTTGGGATTTGTATTTTAGCTGTACGCACATAGCTATTTAGATACTTTTTATAACCTTTGTAATTAGATCCAACTTCGGATATTAATGCCATAGCCTCGCCTGGATCACCATCATCATCTAGGATATTCATTATTTCTTGTAATAGTGTTTTACGAGCCTGTTTATCGATATAATGAATATTAATACCAGCAAACCCACCACCAGTAAAATCGGTTACAAACACAACAGGAAATGTGTCCCATACAGGAAGTCTGGCTTTATTCTTTGCATCATAGGTGAACATCCAGAATTGAAGCGGATATTGGTCTTTACTTGGGTTTTGGCTTTTATTTTCCTGAAGAGCTTCAGTAAGCTCTATTTTTGACACCATTCTGCCATCTTTGGCATACCAAAAACCGCGCTGTTCATACCCAAGATCTTCCAGGATATCTCGCTGCTCTTCAGTGAATGCCTGTTCTTTTTTGGCTAAGTCTGCTAATCCGCCAGTCAATACATCAATTAATCTTTCAGCCATTGTAGATTATTCCAAGATCTTTTTCGGTTAATATTAGAAATTGCCATTGCCTGTCGGCGCAATAGTTTTTTGCTGCCTTCCACTTTGCCTGGTTTACGCCCCAGGTGTACACTTCGGTTAAGTAACTTTTTGTCTTTTTTTTCTGCACAACAGGTTCTTTTGTTTGCTTTTCTGGCTTGACTTCGACCACAATAGTTTCAATTACCCCATCTTTGTTTTTACGTTTGACCTTAAAGTCTGGGTAATATCTATGAACTTTCCCATCAATCGGTGATAAATAGGGTATGAAGAACTCCTCACTGGACCATTTTAGAACGTCTGGATGCTTGTCTAACCAGATCATGTACTTCAATTCCCAGGAGCTTCGGTAGATTATATTAGTGTGTTGCCCTTCGTATTTTGAAGGGTTTTGGGGTTGAAAGTAACCTTTATAAGCCATTTGAATCCACTATAAATAATAAGCACTCTCCTATTTAGAGACATTTATGGCATTACAAGTAGCAAAACCAGATCAAAAGTTAACCACGGATAATCCAGAAAATCCAATCAAATCGATTGTGAAGTCTGTTGACGAGAGACTTCAAGAGCTAAATGGTATCCTGGGGACTGCTGTATCAGCTGTTGATGGAAGCTTTAATTCCAGGGAAGAATTTAATAAGTTCAAAAATGATGTTGCCAAAAAGTATGGTATAGATTCCGCTTTGTCTACAATTAACGAGACTATGGGTTTGGTTAAGTCTTTTGAACTTGCTTTAAAAGGAATACCAAACGATGGTTCGCCTAAAGCAAATTATTCTCAGATAACAAAAGTTGGTAAGTATCAATATCCATCAGATTTGGGTGGCATATATTTACAAATAAGTCTGAAAGAATGGAAGAAATTGAGTGCTTTTGGTAAAAATACAATGGACACAAAAACTACCATTGCTTTACCTTTGCCCAAAAATCTGGTAGAATCACACAATGTTGGTTACAAACAAACTTCGTTGGGATCTGTTGTTGGCGGTATGAAACAAGGTGCTCTTGGTGCAGCCACTGGTCAAACCGATGATTATCAAAAAAGATTGACTGTTAGTATTGGATCTGCTCTAACAGAAGCTGCTATTCGTGAGGCAGAAGGGGCAGCAACAAAAGCAGCTGGAGGTATGCCAATTGGTGGTGATGCCCTTGCTTCTATTGCGACAACTACTGCAAATATCGCCACTGAAATAAAAAACGCTTTGGATAATGCAACAGAACAAGCTTTAGGATTGGCATATAATCCGAATTTAACATTAGTTCTTGGTGGTCCGACTTTACGACAACATAACTTTACCTGGCTCTTATCAGCAAAAAACTATGCGGAAAGCAAAGTGATAAAAGATATTGTAAACGAGCTTAGAAAAGCCATGCTTCCATCGTCTGTTGACGGATTTATGTACAAATATCCAAATTACGCTTTGATAAGAATTCATCCAAAAAATGATTTCTTGTATAAATTCAAACCATGCGTTATCGCTGGACTTACTGTTAATTATGCTGGTGCTGGCTACCCATCTTTTATGCCAGGTCAAGAAACTGGTAACCACCCACCAACTTTTGTTGAGTTATCTATTATTTTCCAAGAAGTCGAAACAATCATCAGAGAAAATATTGAAAGCGGTGACGAGTTCTTGAGTAATGCTAAAACGGAAGGTTCTACTGTTGGCGTGTTTGATTCGTTCCCAGAATCTATTATTAAAATTGCTGATTTTGGTCTTGACACTGGTATAAACTCTGCTGTTGATCTTACTTTTGATGCAGCAAAATCAGTCGGAAGTAGAATAGGAAAGATTACTGATAATGCAGCGATAAGACTTAATCCACCAACTCCACCAGCTGGTGGAACGCCAGGGGGCGGATAATGGCTAGACCATATTTTTCAAATTTACCAATAATGAATTATGACGGCTATGTTAGCATAGACCTTCTTTCTCGTGTCGTTGCTAGAACAGTAGCACCTGTTACAGAGTCTTTCTACTTTAACTATGTGGTCAAAGACGGTGAACGTGCTGATTCCGTAGCCAGTGACTTTTATGGTAATCCAAATTATGTTTGGTCTATCTACCTGGTAAACAACATACTTGATCCAGCGCATGAGTGGTTTAAGACCGAAGAAGATTTGTATGAGTTCATCATAAAAAAATATGGAACTTATTCAAAAGCTGCTAATAAAATTGTGTTTTATCGAAATAATTACGATACCGATGATACTGAAGTGTCTTTGGCTGGGTATGAAACCCTACCAGTAAACCCGTCTGCTGAATATCCATACAATCTAAAACGCTTTTATTCTCCAATCGTGAATGAATATAACAACGTTGTTAGCTACAAAAGAACAAGTCTTGATGAAGTTCGATCAACCAATAAAATTATAGAACTAACATTAGATTCTACTGATTATAATATTGGTGAAAGAATAACTCAAAAAACTGCTGGTGTTGTTACTGCATCTGCTTTTGTGTCTGCCAAAGATCTTAACAAATTGGTTGTTCAACATGTAACTGGAACTTTTGGAACAGCATCGGCAGTTGTTGGAGAAGATTCCGCAGCATCAGAAACACCATCTGTAGTGACTTTAATCACTAAAGTCATACCTGATGAAGAACTCGCCTTCTTCACTGATGTTACTGCCCTGGATTATGAAACAGAATTAAATGAAAGTCGTAAAATTATTAAATTGATTCGCCCAGAATATATTGATAGTATTGAATCTCAACTTATAGGATTATTTGCTTAATGGCAACAGATAAGTTTAAACCAGGTGATGTGGATATTAAAAATTTAGTTATATCTACACATACTGGGGTCAGCATTTCTTTGACTGATATGTATATTGAATTTTCAGTATTCGAAGATATGTTGAGTCCATTTTTAACAGCCACCATACAGGTTGTTGACAGCGTTGGTATATTAAAAAATGCTCCACTTTTAGGTGGTGAACTTGTTATTGTTGAATTCGCCACACCAACAAGAAAATCAGCAAAGTATACATTCTATGTTAAGTCTATTGACAACGTTGATGTTGTGGCACCGATGAACGTCAGCTATAGCTATACACTAAACTGTGTCTCAGAAGAAGCTTTTATAGACAACACAAAAATAATAGCAAAAACATATACTGGAACTGTAAACGATATAATAGCTAATGTTTTAAAAAAAGATCTTGGATCAAAGAAGAATTTTTACTACGATACTACAAGAGGTGTTCAGGACTTTGTTATTAATTACGAAAAACCCTTTACTGCAATAAGAAGATTATCTAAACGTGGTGTTTCTTTGCAAGAAAGATCTTCATCTTTTATGTTCTTTGAAGGAAGAGACGGGTTTTACTACATGACCCTGGAATCTCTGGCTGATCTTAAAAAAGATAATATTGGCGATAAAACGTTTTTGAATGTTCCAATGTCAGGATCTAAAGAATCAAATAACCCAGAAGAATTTCGCAGCTTGATTGGTATGGTTGTTGGAGATACACCAAGCTTATCAGATGATATCGAGTCTGGCGTTATGAATAGTCAAACAAAAACGTTTGACATGCTAACAAAAACACTAAAAACTACTAAATTTAATATTGCAGAGAAAGTAAAAGATTATAAATGTTTTTCATCAAAAAAAAATGAATCCATAAGACTGCCAGACAAAATTGTAAAAAAATATGGAGCCGAGTCAAGTAAAGTTTATTTTCGTGTTAACGATGGCAGCTCTAAAGAAAATTATATTGACGATATGTTAGCGGGTAAACTAGCCTATACAATGCTTGCTTTAAAATCGCCAAATCTGATAAATGCTCACGGTGATTCTACTCTTGGTGTTGGTGATTTAATAACTGTAAAATATGCAAAATCCAGTGCTGTTGATGGTGATAGTAAAAAGGAAGAACGTTATACATCAGGCAATCAAATGGTTATTCGCTTACGACATATGGTTCGCAAAACTGGTTCTGGTCCTAAATTTGTGACTGCTATGGAAACTATTAGCTTTTTTGGTGGTGAACCATGACTACATTAAGTGTTGGCGAAGAAGGGTTCTTTTGGTTCTTCGGTGTTGTAGAGGATATCGAAGATCCTTTACAAGTTGGTCGTGTTCGCGTTAGAATTTACAATCAACATAACGAAGACAAGAATCAAATGCCAAAAGAGGCATTGCCCTGGGCGATGGTTCTACAGTCCTCTGTCAGTGCAGCGTCTGATGGTATCGGTATATCACCAACTGGTATAGCGATAGGATCTACAGTTATTGGTTTCTTTGTTGATGGTATGGAAAAACAAATTCCGTTTGTTCTTGGGACATATGCTGGTATTCCAAAAGATAATGATGTTGCCCAGGTAGCAAGAGGGAAGAACAGCGTATCAAAAGAGAAAGTTGGACCAGAACCAGATCAAACATACGATTCTAAATATCCACACAATAAAACAATGACCACTACTTCTGGTCATGTCATCGAGATAGATGACACGCCAAACGCTGAGCGAATCCATATATTCCACAAGTCTGGAAGTTATGTGGAGATGAACCAGGATGGATCGGTTGTCAGTAAAGCTGCTGGATCTGATTTTGATATTGTTGCAAAAGATAAGACAATTTATGTTGGTGGCAACGCCAATATAGAAATCAGTGGTAATGCAAAGATAGATGTTGGTGGAACTGTCGATGCCACGGTTGGCGGTCAGGTTAATATACAAGCATCAAAAGTCAATATTGGCTGCGATGTTATTGTAGACGGTGATGTTGTCGCTTCTGGTATCAGTTTAACCAAGCATATACATGGTGGTGTTGATACTGGTCCAGGAAAAACCTCTAAGCCAGAGTAATAAATACTGTATAAAAGGATTCAAAAATGTCCGTAGGATATAAAACAGCGCCATTCACAAGATCTGATAAGTTCACTGAGCTTATCAATAGACCCGTGAAGTTTTCTGATATACCAACAAATCTAGATGTTCATCCGAACACTAGCGATTTGATTAGAATTACTAACGAAAACTCAATCAAAAAACAGATGAGAAATCTGTTGTTGACCGACAAATATGAGCGTGTGTTTTTACCATCTTATGGTTGTTCTATCAGAAGTATTTTATTTGAAAATTTAGATGATCAAACTGCTTTGGTTGTTAAAGATTTAATCACAGAAGCAGTGAAAAATCACATGCCACATGTTCGAGTGTTGGCAGTTAAAGTGAACAGTATGGAAAATGGTGTTGTTATTGAGATTGTTTTTGTAGCACTAAATATTGAAGGCGATCAATCATTCAGCTTCTACCTGGAAAGAGTAAGATAATGGCAAATAATTCAATTAACCTTGTACCACTAGATTTCATCACCCTTAGAAATCAGTTCAAGACATATCTATCAGCACAGTCGCAGTTCACCGACTACGATTTTGATGCTTCTAACCTTTCTGTTTTGATTGACCTACTGGCATACAATACGTTCCATAACGCATTTTATCTGAACATGATAGGAAACGAGATGTTCCTTGACTCTGCTCAGATGCGAGAATCTGTCATATCTCATGCCAAAGAACTTGGATATACTCCAAGATCGAATAAATCTGCTTCCGCTGTTGTCACTCTTCAAATTAACACTGGCACACCAAGCAGCGTTACTATTCCAAAAAATACCCCATTCATTGGTCGTATTGGTAGTAACACCTATACATTCACCACAAACACTGCTATAATTTCGTCTAGCACAACTAATACTGTGGTGATTGAAAACGTATCTCTTTATGAAGGAACAATCGGAAACGATGTGTTTGTCTACGATAGTGGAAACACTTTTCAACGTTTCTTATTGTCTGACCCAAATATAGACACTAGCAGTCTTTATGTTACAGTTCTTGAAAACAGTGGTGCTAACGTATACACATATCGTCTTGCAACATCATTGTTTGATCTCGATGCACTGTCTCAAGTATATTTCCTGGCTGCTGCCGAAGATGGTAAGTATGAAATTAAATTCGGAGACGGCACTATTGGTCGTGTTCCAAAGAACGGATCGACTCTTTCGGCTCAATACAGACGCTGTAATGGAGATCTTCCAAACTTAATTTCAGTGTTTTCCCCAGCGGGTACTATTGGTGGTTTCTCTAATGTCAATGTTATCACAACAACTGCTGCTCTTGGTGGGCAATACACAGAGGGTGTTGAGTCTATTCGATTTAATGCCCCACGTCACTTTGCCACCCAGGAACGTGCTGTCACTGCAAGCGACTACGAAACTCTGTTGAAACTAAACTTTCCAGAGCTTACTTCTGTATCGGTTTACGGTGGTGAAGAAATCGAACCACCACAATATGGTAAAGTGTTCATCACACCAAACATCACTGGTATCACTGGTTTACCAGCCAGCAAGAAAACTCAGTATATGAATTTCATCAAGACTCGCTCACCGCTTACTATCGAGCCTGTATTTACTGAGCCTGAATACCTGTTCATTGCTGTTGACTCTGTTGTTAATTATAACTTGAATCTGACTTCAGTTGATCCAGAATTCATCGCTGCTCTGGTGTCTGATGCTATCATCACATTCAACATAAATAATATTAGTGACTTCAAATCAACTCTTCGTTACAGTAAATTGGTTGAGGCTATGGATGATGCTGACGAATCTATCATTAGTAATGATACTGATCTTAGTGTCTACAAAGTTCTCCAGTTTACACCAAACACAACAAAGAATTACACAATTTCCTACGATCTGCCTCTGATCGATAATCTTCCAGCCCTGGAAGCAAGTCACCCAGCTCAAGAAATTCATGCTATTTCATCGTCCTATTTCTTCTACAAGGGTCGTGTTTGCCAGCTGGAAGACAATGGTGATGGTATCATGAGAATCGTTGCTGATGAGAATCAAGTACACTCGACCATTATCAATGTAGGAACAGTTGATTATGCAACAGGAAAGATTGAGCTGATTAACTTTGGCAACATAGCTGCTGACAATAATAGAATCAAAGTATATGCAAAAACAAAATCCAAGGATGTTGCATCCAAACGTAATGTTATTCTGACAATTCTAAGAGAAGACATAAATATTGACGTTAACCAAGTAAGAGAATAAAATGAAAGACTTTGAGAAACAGATTTCATCGCTGATTGCAAATCAGTTCCCATCCTTGTATGCGGAAGAGGGTCCGTTTCTCATTGAATTTCTGAAAGCTTACTACGAGTGGATGGAGCTTGTCGGTAAACCAGTTTATGAATCAAGAACTCTGTTGAACTACAGGGATGTAGACGAAACAGTAGACGAGTTCTTGATTCACTTTAAGAAGAAGTTTCTGGCTGATATTCAGTTTGAAACTACAACAAACAAACGTTTATTCATCAAAAATGCTCTTGATTTTTATCGCTCGAAAGGTACAGAAAGATCGGTTGAGCTGCTGTTCAAGCTTGTTTATGGCGAGGATCCAGAAGTATATTTCCCATCAGAAGATATTTTTAGACTGTCTGATAATGAGTGGGTCAAACCAACATATTTGGAAGTTACACCATCACCATACAATGCACTGTTTATCAATGAACAAATTGTTGGTGTAACATCTGGGGCAACTGCTTTTGTCGAGCGTTATGTGAGAAAACGTGTTGGTACAAAATACGTTGAAGTGCTTTACATCTCAGTCCCAACTGGCGACTTTGAAACTGGCGAGATTCTGCGTTTATCTGACGGTTCTGTTGTAGAAAATCTACCAGTCGTTGTTGGATCGACAACAACTCTTGATGTGGTTGGTGGTAGCTTGGGGTTTGCTGTTGGTGATATTGTATCATTCGAATCAGAAACAGGACTCCAGGGTAAAGCTCGTGTAGCAGAAATCTCTGATGTTACTGGTGTTGTTGATTTCAATTTGGTGGAAAGTGGGTTTGGTTATTTTGCAAACTCCCCTGTTGTGGTCTCAACAAAATCTCTGAACCTGACCAACACATCAAACACAAACTTCGTTCTCTTTGAAACCGTAACTCAACCAAAAGCAAACGTTCAGTTTGACACCCTTATTGGATCGTTTGTTGCAAATGATGATGTGTACTTTTATTACTCTGACGATAGCTCGGCTGGTGTTGGTAAAGTTCTTGAGCAGTCTAACACTGAGCTTTATATTAGCTTGATCTCTGGCGGTATAAAGACTTCGCTATCGACTGTTAATGCAGCAATATCGACAAATACCATAACAGTAAAAGCACAATCAAACGCCGTGACTGCAAATGTTACAGCGTTCATCAATAAAACCTCAACTGCTAACTTGATGGGTGTTGCCACAAACAACGGTGTTATTGGATTGACTACTATTTTTGGGACTTTTGTTTCTCTCCCAGGTAATTATATTGAGCTTTCAAATAGCGGAATAACAGCAAACGTCACGTCAGTCAGCACTGGTACTGGTGCTACGTTCCAGATCGCAAACTTAAACAATCAGGAATCTATTTGGTTCTGGACTGATAGAATTTCAAGTAAAAATAACGGAAACGTATATTTCTATGACCTTCGTCTTGATGGATCAAACGCAAACAATGCTGGAAGTACATACGGGTTTCCAAAGTTTTTAGATGCAAATACATCAACTGTTCTTTATACTGCTTTGAATATTGCATCTGGAAATATTGGTGGTGTATCTTCTATTAAAGCAGAAAACCCAGGAACAGATTATAATGTTGATCCTTTTGTTCTTATCCTTGAGGATGATATCTATGGATTTGATAAACGAGATTATGTAATTGATTTTACATACAACACTGGCTCTGTCGAGTTTATTGTTGGTGAAAAGATTTCTCAGGTACTGACTATTCCAAATAGCGTTACATTAACAGTAACGCAAGCTGGCGCTGGTATTAATTTTGGTGATTATATTTTCCAGTCAGATGGTGTGTCAAACGTGGCTACAGGTATCGTCCAAAGCTATTCTATTGTATCAAATACTGGTACTATAGTTGTCAATAGCGTAAGTGGAACTTTTGATCCAGCATATGATATCACCTTCTTGTCAACGTCAAATACTGCAAACGTGTCTAGCGTTAATGCAACTGCTGTAAGTACAACAGCATCTGGAGTAATTAAAAGCATAATAAATGCAAACGCAATGACAGTAAAAAGAATATCTTTTGCTAATTCTTTCTCTAATACTGGCGGTGCTATTATTGGTGCTGCTACAGCTGCAAGCGCAAATATTGTATTAGCCACCCCACAAACAAACGCTCTTCCTATTGGTATAAATGCCGTAGTTTCAGCAAATGTACAAGCTGGTGCTGGTGCTATTACTGAACTTGAAGTAGTAGATTCTGGTTTCGGCTACGTTCAGGATGATATAATTTCGGGCACCTCTGAGGACGGTTTGAGAACAGTTAGCTTGAAAATTAACCTTGGTAAGCAAGGTATCAGCGAGGGTTATTACAACTCCATGAAGAGCTTTGCCAGTGCTGATAAGTATGTTCAAGATGGTGAATACTACCAGGAATACTCATACGAAATACTATCAAGACTACCGTTTAATAAGTACGCAGATGTTCTGAGAAAGGCACTTCATGTTGCTGGGACAAGATCTTTTGGATCGGTAGTAATGGCATCAAACAATCAAGCAACAATCACGGCTTCTTCGAATATTGTTTCCGAAGTAGGCTAAATAGATACAGATCGATAATAGTGGATCATCATGGCAAATAAGAGATTAGTAACCGAATTGTTTAAAACACATATGGCTCGTCAGCTTGTCGAATCATTGGCTGAGCAGTCGAATACCGCATATTACATGTTCACGGGTAAACATACTCAATACCCTGACGGTGACACCACTGTAACGCAGCCTGTTGATACCATACAGTCGCTTTATATCGATAGCTATGAAAACATGCTATTTGGTAAAAGAGTCACATCGAATGATGTGAAGCACATGATCCCAAAAAACACCTGGACAAGTGGTACGGTTTACTCTATGTACGAGCACGACAACGCTGATCTTTTATCTGAAGATTTCTTTGTTGTTGTCAATGAATCAAGTCTTTATCATGTGTTCAAATGCCTTTACAACAACAATGGTGCAGAATCAACCGTACAGCCAAGTTTCAGCGATACTTCTGCTGATGATACTTTCTACGAAACCACCGCTGATGGTTATCAGTGGAAATACATGTATACTGTTGACAGCACCACGTTTAACAAGTTCTCCACCCTGGACTTCATGCCTGTTGTTGAAAACGCAAACGTCTCTGGGAATGCAGTTAGTGGTGCTATTGATGTTATCACAGTAACCACTGGTGGAGCTGGATATAACAACTATATTTCTGGACAGTTTAATTCTGGTGGCATAAGAATATCAGGAAACAATATTGCCTATGGTATTTCCAATACAGCTTCATCGACCAATGGTTTTTACACAGACTGTTACATTTATATTACCTCTGGAACTGGTAACGGACAATACAAAAGAATTACAAATTACATAAATGATGGGACCGATAAAAAAATTATATTGGAATCACCATTTTCTTCAAATGTTGATAGTACATCAATTTACTCAATATCTCCAATTGTTGAAATAACCAGTGATGGTAATCAAACAGTTAACTGTGTCGCTCGTGCGTTGATCAACTCATCAAGCTCGAACTCAATCTATAAAATAGAAATTATTGATCGTGGAGCTGATTACAGAATAGCTTCTGCATCTGTCCTATATTCTAATGTTGTTCCTGTGTCAAATACTGCTGGTTTAAAAGTTATCATTGGACCAAAAGGTGGTCATGGTAGCAATCCAATTGATGAACTTGGTGGCACTCGTGTCGGGTTTTCTGTCAAATTCTCTAACACAGAATCAAGTACAATTCAGGCATCAAACGATTTTAGAACTGCTGGTATTCTTAAAGATCCGCTATTTACTGGCGTTGATTTGAATACATCGGGAACAGTTGGAACATTTTCCGAAGGTGAAACAGTTTATCAATACAATCCAGTGGCGCTTGATGGAACAGTGTCCATTTCTGATACAGCATCGTCTATTACTGGTACTGGCACAACCTTTGGTACTCAAGTCCAAGCTGGTGATTTTGTATTGATCTCTGCTGGTACGAGCAAGCATTTTGGTGTTGTTAATAACGTTGTCAGCAACACATCTCTTTACCTGACAAGCAACGGAAGCTTTACAAATAGCGCATCCGACTTTGCTCTGATTGAAACGTCAGCCCAAGGAACCGCAAGTGATGTTTCTACTGGATTGGTTCAGCTGACAAACGTTGCTGGTGTGTTCTCTGACAGCAGTATTATTATCGGCAGAACATCATCTGCCACAGCAACAATAGACACTATTGATATCAACGGTGTCACGAAAGGATTCAACACCTTCAACCAAATGAAAGTCTTTGTCGGAGCGAACACTCAGCCGTTTGCTAATGACGAAACAGTTAGCCAAGCATTTGGTGGAAACGCTAAGTTTCACTCTATAAATAGTGGTAAGATGTTTGTGACAAATCAACTTGGTATTATTAATACTAGCGATACCGTTGTTGGACAGACTTCTGGAGCAACCTTTACCATATCATCTAAATACCCAGGTGATATCGTAGTTGATAGCGGTGACGTTATCTACGTAGAGAATTTCCCAGCAATTGAAAGAGCATCGGATCGTTCCGAAACAATCAAAGTAATCGTGGAGTTTTAAGCAACAATGACTATTCAGACCGATTTAAACGTGTCTCCATATTTCGATGACTACACAGCGAACAGCGACTACTACCGTATCCTGTTCAGACCAGGTGTAGCCGTCCAGGTCCGTGAGCTTAACCAGCTCCAAGCCATTCTTCAGAACCAAATCGAGAAGTTTGGTGATAACGTTTTCAAGCGTGGTACGATCATCGATGGTTGTAACTTCAACATCATCCCGTACTACCCATATGCCAAGATCCTGGATCTTCAGATAGATGGTCAGCCTGTAACCCCAGCACTCTATGAAGGCTTGTATGCGAAGAACTCATCTAATCTAGTATCGACAATCGTCAATTACCAGACTGGATTCGAGTCCCGTGACCCAGATCTTAACACACTCTACTTCAATTACATCAACAGTGGTGCAAGCAAAACTGATACCGCATATGCTGCTGATCAAACTCTTACAGTTTACGATTCAAATAACATCATATACAAAGTTAATATCGTAGCTGGTTCATCTGCCTTCACCAACTCTGATGTTGTTCATATCGTTTCAGCTATCGGTATTCAAAACTCTGTTGGTGGTCTAACCTTTGCCAATGGTGGATTCACTGTCGGTCAGAAGATCACCCAGGCAACAACTGGATCCACAGCTGTCATTGTCGATGTTGACACCACAACAAACACCGAAATTACAATCCTGAAAGTAAAACCAGAATCAACCGACTTAATTAATGCTGCTGCATCGTCAAGCGAATGGTCTTTCAGCGAAGGTCTGACAATCACTGCAAACACAACAAGCTCTACAGCTAATGTAATATCGATCATTGGCTCAAGCTCAACTGCAACATTAGTTACCGATGGTAGCGGTGTTATCTCTTCTGTTGCCGTAACAAACAGAGGTTCAGGATACTATGTGGCTCCTTATGTTGCGGTTCAGTCTGCAACGGGTATCATTGGTTCTCTGAACCTTACCGCCCAGAACTATATCGCACAAGTCACTGTTGCCTCGACTGCAAACGCTGTCGGCAACGGCTACGCTTTCGGTATCTCTGATGGTATCATCTACCAGAAAGGACACTTCCTTCGTGTCGATCCACAAGTGGTTGTTGTTGAAAAATACAATCAATCTCCAGACAGTAAGGCTGTCGGCTTTGACACAATCGAAACCATCATCAACAGTAATATCGACACTTCGCTGCTCGACAATAGCACAGGAACTCTGAATACTCAGGCTCCAGGTGCAAACCGACTGAAGCTTACTCCAACTCTGACTGTTATGTCTTCCGCAAACGCCGAAGCTAACTCAGACTTCTTCACGATTATTGAATTTGCCGAAGGTCGCCCATTCAAGCAGAACCGCAAAACCCAGTACAATGCTATTGGTGATGAAATTGCACTGCGTTCATATGAACAAAGTGGTAACTTCATCATTGACAAGTTCAACGTAACCACCAAGTCACCATCGACAATCAGCAGTGAAGCCAACAACTTCAATCTTGCTGTAGATCGTGGTCACGGTTACATCAATGGTAAGCGTGTTATCACCCAGACAACATTCGAAGACACCATTCCAAAGAGCACCACATCTCAGGTTGTGAGCAACACCTACATCAATGTCAGCTATGGTAATTACATCCTGGTCAATGAGCTTGCTGGTAACTTCTTCTTCCCAGCTGGTACACAGATCTCGCTGAGAGATACTGCTGGTCTGTACTTGACAAACAACCGTACCCGTGTTACCAGCAATACAGCAGCAGCAATTGCAGTGTCTGGTACTGAGATCGGTAAGGCTCGTATTCGTTCCCTGGTCTATGAAGCTGGCACACCAGGTACACCTGATGCTGTCTACCGCATGTACCTATTCGATGTTGAGATGAATGCTGGCAAATCATTCAAGGATGCTAAGTCCGTATACCTGAACACAACAGACATTGACGGTATCGCAGATATCTATCTGACCTATGACTCAACCCTGCAAGCCAACGTTGCTCAGATTCAACAGCAAGGCTACAGTACCTTGATTCTCCCATCTGGTCTGGTTGCTACCAAAGCGGTAAACAACTTCACCTACGAATACAGAACCATTTCGTTCTCTGGCATCCAAGCAAACACCCAGGGTATCGTTGAGCTTACTCTGTCTGGTAGCGAAACATTCCCATACACAGGAAGCTTGAGTGCAAACGACAAAGAAGATCTGGTCGTGGTTCCGCTGGCTAACACACAAGCCACAACCAATGCGACAGGCACAATCACAACCCTAACCACAAGTCCAAACCTTGTCGGCTCAAGCACAACATTCCTTGCCGACTTCGTTCCAGGTGATTATGTTCTGTTGTCAGATGGTACAAACTCTGATATCAGAAGAGTTGAAAAGGTTGTCAACAACACCTTGATGATCGCAGAAGCCAACACAAGCTATGCAAGCAGCGCCGTCAAAGCTAAGATGTTCTACCCACACAACGTTCCATTGAATTTATTCCGTGCGGGTCGTGGTGGTAACGTAAGTGTCAACCAACAGTCGCTTAAAATTGCATTTGGTAATGCAATTCCTTCTGCTGTTAATGTCGCAGTTAGCTATACTGTCAAGGTTGCTAATGCTTCGCTTGATCAGAAAGTTGTGACTCGTGATGCTAAAGTTCGTTTGAACCTGGCAAACAACGCTGCATCAAACAGTGGTCCTTGGTGCCTTGGTGTTCCAGAAATTATTCGCCTGAAAGGTGTCTATAAATCTACCGATGTTGCAACAGTCAATCTGAACTCGGACGATGTTACTTCACACTTCTTTATCGACAGCAACCACACCGAAGACTACTTGGATCTTGGTTATCTGTACAAGAAGCCAACCTCTACTCTGGCTCTGACAACAAGTGATGCACTGCTTGTCGTTTATGATGCACTGACCCGTACAGGTGACGGTCCAGCAACTGTATCTCAATATCCAATCAATGATACACTACAGCTGGCAAGCGCCTCGGCAACCATGCACACCCTGGAAATCCCAGAAGTGTTTGGTAACCGCGACAACTACTATGATCTTCGTGACTGCATCGACTTCCGTCCTCGCGTTGTGAACACTGCTGTTGTCACTGCGACTCTGGCTTCGTCTAACATCAACCCTGTTGTGCAGACTGCTGGTGGTAAGTTCGGTAACACTGTCGATCCAGCCAACAACAAGAAATTCCCAGTACCAGGAAGTGATAACTTCTTCACTGCCGAATACTACTTGGGTCGTAAGGATCGCGTGGTTGTCACAGGCAACAGTGATATCAAGATCATTGGTGGTACTCCAGACAGCTTGGCTCAGGCTAAGTTCTCTCCACCACCACAAGACAGCTTGACCATCGCAACCCTGGTTGTCCCACCATATCCTTCGATGCCTCTGACCCTTTCTGCCGAAATGTATCAGTACGCAGAAACGAATGTCATTAACCAAAAGGCTACAGGTCGTAGACGTGGTTCATACACCATCAGCGTTGATCCTACCAAGGTTCAGACTCGTGGCTACACCATGAACGATATCGGTAAGCTGGAACGCCGTATTGAAGCTCTTGAGTATATCTCACAGCTATCGTCAATCGAAGACAGCGTTAAGAACATCAACATCCCAAGCTCTATCGATCCGTTGACCAATCGCTTCAAGTTCGGTTTCTTTGTTGATAACTTCACATCGCTGAGCCTGACTGACTATGCGGATCCAGAATACAATGCTACCATCCTGGATGGTGTGTTGACTGCTAAGCTTGAACAGCTGAACCTACCATTGGAAAACACTGGCAACAGCACCATTACATTCGAAGAATTTGATCTGATTAGTCAGACTGGTGCTACTGATGGTCCACTGGTTTCCGCAAACGTTGAACCAACATCGTCAACCATCTGTGTCCGTCAGTCGAGCACATCGGTTGAGGATCCATCGTTCAAGTATGTCTTCAGTGCAAATAGCGGTGCAGCAACCCTGTACTTCTTGAACTATGGCGTAAAAGATATGTTTGAAGTTTATCAATCAAATTCACCAGAAATTGAAGGCAATTCTATTGCAACTTTAGCTACTTCAGCTGTATTATCAACAGCGGAAAAGCAAACATACTTTGCAAATACAACAGCTGCTAATTATGCTACCGCTACAATTGATACTAAAGTGTATGCGTCTGGTGTTGGTAAAATAAGCTTTACCCACAATCCAGCAAATGGTGTTTACTACACTGTAAAGACCAAGAAGAGCACTGCTAGTTCTAAGTGGGTATATGTTCTTTGCTACCCATACGACTCGGCTGATAACTCGGCTAACACCACACCACTGCCACAACCAACACGTTATGCTGGTACGATGAAAGTCTCACCATCTAACTACACTGGCGGTACTATCTTGGTCACACCAGTCACAAGTGCTGCTCTGCCTCTTGCCCCATCGAATCCGCAGTCTTCTATTTCGATCTCGGATCCAAATGCAAGTAACACTTCACTGTCGAACAATGCTATTACACCACCTGTTCTGAAATCTGGTTTTGACACATCGATCACTGATGTAAGCTCAATCGTTGCTCCATCAACGCTAAATATTGAGCCACCAGTAATTATTTCGATTAAGCCAAACTATCAAAGCATGAGTGAGGAAAGATAATGGCAAC